TTTATTAAGCTATTGTAACATCTCTGTCTGCAGAAAGAATCCAACCTATAGAGCTATTCCATACTAAAGTAGCTGTCTCAGCCACTGCATCGAAAGCTAAAGTTGTTCCACTTGCAAAAGTGGCTGGAGTAACAGTTGCAGTTCCGCCACCATCAACAACCATAGTAATGATTTTGATTTGGCCTGAAGTTGTTCCATCAGCTAAAGTAACTGCAGCAGCACCTGCGGCTGTTGTAAGTTCTGTAACTAAGTTTGTAAGATCAACTGCACCTGCACCAGATAATGATTGAACACCACCTGTAATAGTTGCTCCGTAAGACGCGTTTACTGAAACTGCACCTGTTGCACTTTTTGTAATTGATTCAAAGCCATTTTCGGATCTAACCGGGCCTGAAAAAGTTGTATTCGCCATAATTATATTCTCCTTGTATAGTAGTTAAACTTTGTAGTCTCTATACCGTCTGCCTAGCCAGTCTACAAAATTAAATTAATTTCTAGGTGTTTTTATTATACACAAAAAAAGGGGGGCTCGAAAGCCCCCCTTTAAGTAATACTAAATGTATTATAATTTATTAACTAGTTGCTAAGTTTCCATTACCAAAGATTGCTCTAGGATCTGAGAATCCAAAAGAGTATCTTTCTCTAGCTTTAAATCTAACGTTACCAGTATCGAAGTCACCTTCAATCGCAGTTTTGATTGGTGATCTAACGAAATGTTTCATTCCATTAGGCACATCAGTCATTAGGAAGAAAGAATCAGTATCAGTTAAAAAATTATTAATTGAATACCCTTCTGGAACCATTCCCATTGAAGCGATTGCATTGATGTCGTTATCAGCTGTTCCAACTCTTTGAGGAGTTTTCATTAATCTCTCAGCAGTAAATTGTAATTCTTTTGGAATTATCATTTTTCTACCTTGAGTAGCGATTCTTAGACCTCTTTCGTCTACGAACCCAGCGATGTCGATTAACGACTGCTCTAGTGAAGTTTCGTTAAGGTCTGCAGCTGTAGCTAGTACATTCGAGAATGTACCACCTGTTGCTAGTGGGTGAACGTTAGAAATTAACGATACCCCGTCTCCACCAGTCACAGCTATAAACTGTGCTTGGTTAAGTACGTTCGCTGCCTTAACTTGCTTCGTGTTTGACATAGATCTTGCAAGAGCTCTTGTGTATCTTGCAGCTAATCTGTCATACAGGTTGTCTTCGATTGCTTCTTCAGTGATCGAGAACGCTAAAGCGATTGTTTCGTGATTGTATCTAGCTGTGAAAGTTTCACCTGCTTGATCAAAAACTACTCCAGCACCTTCTTGTTTAGTTGGTGCAGAAGCGAAACCGCTTAACATTACTTCTTCTTCAAAAGCTCTGTCAGATGTTTCAGTTACGAAAATTTCAGCATGCTGATTTTCGTATCTATTGTACTCCAGGCCGAATAAAGCATTCAAACCTGGCTCTAACTCTTTTACGAGTTGGGATCTTGATATTGCCATGTTTTATCTCCTTATGCTATACCTGTGCCACTTCTATAGAAGTGATTGTTGATTCTAACAAGAATGTTTGCGTTAGCAGAACCTGTGTCAGAGTTTTCTGGATCTTGCGAGATATCGATTGCTTGTACAGCAAAAGTGCTTGCAACACCAGAAACACTAACGTCAAGTTGTTGTTTTGACATTCCTGTTTGTGTAACACCTGTTGTGTTAGTAACAGAATAGTTCTTGAACAAATCCGCTCTTGCAAAAGTAGCGTCAGCATCCATTAAGAATACTGCATCTGGATCATCAACGATAAACGCTGTGATATCAGAAGCTGCAATTCCACCAGGGTAGAAGTTGCTGTACGTAGGCTTTTGCGTAGTTGGGTCTGTGTAAAAACATCCGTTAAAAACACCCACAACAGCATCCGAAGTGTTCGGGCCATGTCTCTGAATATTTCCAGTGCCTAATGGTTCAACCATTTCGCCTTGAAAAATTGCAGATGCATAACCTGATGCAATCGTATATCTGTTTTGGGCTCCAACAAGAGGTGTTCCATCTAGTTTTCTGTAAGGTCTAAGACCGAACTTTTCTACTTGATTTGACATATTTGTTTTCTCCGTTTTAACAGTTTATTTTAATAACCCGGTAGGTATTGCAAAAAAATTATTTTTTACGACTACCACCAAAGGTCACTCTTGACTGTCTATCAATATTGATAGGCATGTCAGGGTGCTGCTCCTTCATAAGATCATTGTCCACAGCGTTCATTCTATCTTGAGTAAGTTTTGAAAAATACTCAGCACGTGAAGCCAAAATCTCTTCCGGTATCCTTGCCAGCACAAGGCCTCCAATTCCAATACACCCCTCGTATTTGCCTTCGGTATAGAAAGGATATCTGTTAGTGCCGATCTCGTTTTGAACTTGTTCGGCTTTTACAAAATCCCATCCTTCCCTTAATTTTTTAGATACATTAGCTGTATCCTCAAAACCTTGAACGGTAGTACGGATCCATCTATGGGCGTAACCGTTCGGTGCGGGTGGTGCATCCAAACTGGATGGTGGAGCCCAAGTTTTTTTAGCCTCTTTCGAAACTTTAGTCTCTGACTCCCGTGAAGTCCTATTAATTGTATTCATACTATTTATCCTCCTTCACGTATCTAGCGTATTCCTCTAGTGGCACCCCTAATCTTTTAGCGATAGCTACCTGCGACTTGGTGAGTTTCACAGTTCTACGTCCTTGTTGGCTACGACCAGCTGAGGCAACCGTTTGGACGGGTTTCGGTGTCTCTTTTTTAGGCTCGTCATTAGTGTTACCAAAACTCTCAGGAAAATATCCTTTAAGTCTTGAGTTAACTTCATTATAGTACTGATCACTGTCTACTTCAATACCCTCTTGAGAAATATTATTGTGTATAGTGATTGCAGCATTAGTCATGACCTCATCATTTCCAAACCACTTATTCTTTTCGGCCCATTTTTTAGCCTTAGGTGTAATTTGTGGTGCTGGTTGCGATGATTCCGCTGTTTGAGGTTCGGCTTGTACGTATTGTTGTTGTTTACTTTTTTCTTCCTCAGCTTTCTTTCGCTCTTCACGATTATTTATCTCTAATCTAGCTTTTTCTTTTTCGACAGCTAGTTGAGTTAATCTATCATTAGCTTCCATAATTTTAGAAGCGTCTTGGCTTTCGATTGCTGATTGAAGGGCTACTTTGACCTGTTCTCTTTGAGCATCTACTCTAGCACCTAATTCTTTTAGATACTGATCGTCAGTAGAGTTTAACTTTTGGAGATTAGTGTCAAATTTCTTTTGTATTCCCCTAGCGTATTCAAGAGCTGCTTGTTCTCTTCTTTCAGCTTCTTTTCTTTGGAAAACAAGTTTATCAATTCTTCCTTGATAATCTCTTTTCGATTCGTTAAGGTTTGGTTTTTCTTGTTCTTCTTTGTTTCCAACACTGTCCCCTGGTTCTTCAGAAGCTTCTACTTTATCTTCAATAATTTCTATTCCAGGTTTTTCTTTATTGTCTTCAACAGGTCTAGAATGATCCGTATAACCTAAATCAACCTCACCAACATTTAAACTTGGTGTGTCTTCTTTTTTAGATACTTCTTCTACAGATACATTTTCTTCTTTAACATTATCGGTATCTAATTCTACCTCATGTTCTTTCGCCATAAGTGCTTCTGCACTATAGTCTTTTACTTCCGCCATTTTTATTCTCCTTTATTTAAAATAAATGGAGAATATCTTCTGGCTTACTTATCGTTCCTATGATCTCGTCATCATTGAGTATTCGGTGTTCACCGAACTTAGTTTGAAATCTACTTCCAGAGTATCTGCCATAAATAACAAATTCTCCTTCTTTACACCAAGGACCCTTAGGAAATTTTTCTTTATCCTGATAGCAAAGGTCACCCTGTTTAACGACTAATCCAACAACAGTTGTCATTTGGATTTTGTCTTGGGTTCCGTCTGCTAAGATAACACCGCCTTTTGTTCTTGCTTGGCCAGACCATGGTCTAACTAGCATACGGTATCCGACTGGGTTAGGTATGATTTCAAGATACTCTTTAATGCCTTTGGGATCTGTTGGAATTTGTGATTTGACCTCATCTTTATTTTTTTCGTTTCCGAAATCAGTAAGTTTAGGTTTTATCAATTGTACCATCGTTATCCTCCTTTTGCAGGTTTTTAATATCCTGAAGCAGCGTTTCTAAAGCGCTGAGTCTGCCCCGAGCATACATTATTTTCTCAACCGTTTCAACCCCGTAGCAAAGGTGATGTTTAATATCTTTAATCGATCTATTTATGACGTTAACGATTTGTTCTTTTGTGTGATAATCAAGCATTAATTTCTTTTAAGAGCTATTTTATTTTTACCTTGTTTAAGTAACATAAAACCATAATCATTAACTATAACTTTAAGAATTAAGTCCATATTATATTTTGGATAATCATCAAATATAAATACAGTTCCAGGCTTAGATCTTTCAGCAAAAAATAATACTTCTTTTAAAACATCTATTGTTTTATGAGGTCCATCAAAATGAACTAAATCATATTTGTTTATAACTTCTTTTTCATTTCTATAAATTGGAACACCATCATGGAAACGTTTCATAAACTCATCATCTCCCATAGGAAATAAAGTAAAGTTTTCGTAATCAATATCTTTAATTAATTGTAGCTTCATACTGTTTGTGTAGTCACAAGTATAAGCACCCGAATCATCATAGTGTTCGTAGTTTAAATTACCATATGGATCAACTCCAAGGTGCCAATGATTTTTATTTTTTAGTGTATCTAAAATAATCTTGGTTCCCGCCCCTTGTCTCACGCCTATTTCAATTGTAAATAAATTATCAGCTTCTAAAGATTCACACGCTTCTTTTAGGATTTCGTATTCTGTGCTGTCCCCTTGGATCATAGGGTTTTTATATATTAATTATAAGGTTTGTAAATAGATTTAATTACGCCTTGTGCCTGTAGTTTTTTAAGATCGCCTTTAGATAGTTCTGAATAGTTGTGCTCAATTTTTTTATTTAATTCTTTTCTCTCACTATCATTAATTTTTTTGTTAATAATTTTTTTAATCCAATTCCACATTATTTTTCTTCTTTCGCATTTTTCAATATCTCAGAATAATATTTGTCTACTGGTATTTTAAATTTATTTGCCATAGTTGCAACTTTGCCATACTCGGCTGCTGTTATAGAAGGAAACTTTTTCTTCATTTCTTCATAGCTCATTTTATTTTCTCTTTATCAGATCTGTTGCTTTAAGTCCATAAACGCTCGCAATGACTCCAACAAAAATTGTTTGATACCAAAACGGTAAATTTCCAAAGTGTAGAAAGAATAACTCCATTTTCTCCATATGTGCAGGATTATCTGACCAAACGGACCATGCTAACATAATGATCGGCATTGAAAGTAAAATTAAAATAAATTCGTCTTTCCAGTCTGAGTTTCTACTTTCTAATAATTTACCTTGATACTCTGCTTCACCACTAGCCATTTTCTGAGCATGATTCATTTGTGCATCTGCCATAAGCATTTTAGTTTTCTGCTTATTCTTATAAATATGACTACCCGCTTGAACAGCTAATTTAATTGCTGAGAACCACATTATTTACTTCCTTTGTGATCACTGTTTTTCATAATACTACCATCAGGCATTTTATGATAACCTGCTTTTATTTCTTTTTTACTTCCATGTTTCATTTTAATAGGAGGTACATTTGGATTAGGTCCTCTTTTTGGTGGTGGTCCATATCTTACTCCTCCAGATAAACCTCCAACTTTATAAGCTTTGAAATTAAAAAAATTATCTTTTGGTAATACTAGATTTGGATCAACTGGTTTAATAGGTGTGGTAGGGTTAATACTAGAATTATTATTTCCTTCACCTCCTCCTATTTTAGGTCCTGTGTTTTTAGGCCCTGTTGTTAACATCTCTCCACCAAGAAGATCATCCTTACGGGCTGTTTTTAAATTTTTATTTTGCCAAGAACCTTTTAATACTTGATTAACACCAAAAGAAAATGGACCTATTGTTGGAACTTTTCTTGGCCCAGGATTAACCTGTACAGTATTATTTTGTGTTTTAACTCCACCCCCTGTTCTAGGGTCTCCGTCAGGTCCTCCGTAACCGCTACCTTTGTTTCCAGAAGATAAACTTTGATCATTTGCTGCTTCACTACCAAGATCTCCAGTATCAACAGCATCTCCTTTAGAATATTTCTCCACACCATAAATGTTACCATTATTTTTAGATGCGTAAAAAACTTGCTCACCTTTTTTCTTGCCATATTCTTCTTTCATGGCAGTCATAATTTTTTTACCTTTATTAGTAAGTGGCATTACTTCCAGCCTTTTTTAGCTAGCTTAGGCTTACCTTGTATTAGTAGTCCGCCTTGTGAGAATTTTTTCTTTATTTGAAACCCAACAAAATCTTTACCTATTGAAGCAGATGTTTCTGCTTTTGTTTCATCAGGAACATATCCTGGGTTTTCCCCTCCTTGAAACTTACTTTCTTGTTTTTTTAAGTTGATACGAATTTTACCTTTTCCATCTTCCTTAAATAAACTTTTAAGATCAGAGCCTCCTAAAGTAGTATGGTACATACCTTCTTTATTTCTATTATAAGTTTTTTTAGGATCGTTTACTGATAAACCAAAACTATAAAGATTTTTATTATTAGTATTTTTCTTTCCCATTATTTTCTCCCTTGTTGAAGTGCTCTTTTTCTTTGTATCTCAATTTTTTCTCTAGCAACTTTAATTCTTTCTGCTGCTTGATCTTCATTGTTTTCTAATTTCATTTTCTCTAAATCAATTCTTTCATCAATTTCATTTTCTCTAATCTCATTACCATTCATATCCTGCTCTGCTTTTCTTTGTATATCTACAGCTTTAAGATCTAGTTCTCTTTCTTTTAATGCAACTAGTGGATCTTTCTGTTGACCCATAGCTTCACTTTGAGCAAATTGTGTAGTTATCTCTGCAACCATTCTTGCAATCATAGAAGCAACTCTAATCTCTGCTCCTTCTGGATCCTGTTCCATCATTTGTTGCATATTAGGATCTTCTTGTATCATCATACCTACTTCACCTTGAGCTTTTAGTGAAACGTGCTCCGAGATGTGTGCTTGTAGAGCTGAATATACTTGAGGGTTAATCTGAACCATTCTTGTCTGCATAAAGGCTACATGAGCTGCGATATGTGCATCATGATCTTGAGTTGGGAATGCTCTTAATGGTTTTTGCATTATCGCTTCCATATTCTCGGTTGCCGGATCTTTAGCAATTGGTTTTTCTTGTGGAATAAGTAGTTGATCTATGTCTTGAGTCCCCAATGCTTCATATACTCTACGATATGCTTCTCTAAGGTTGTGCATTTGTGGATTAGACATAGCAATTTTTAAATTTTCATTAGCAAGAGTTACTCTTTGTGCCATACTCATGATATTAGGGTCGGCAACTGGGATAATATCTACTCTGTCATCAAAGTCAGTCTGTTTTACTGCTTGATCTGCACCATATACTGAATATGGGTAGATTGGAGGTAGATAAGTTCCAAATACTTTTGATAAAAGTCTAAATTCTCTTCTCATAGAATAGTAACAACGTTTATGAATAGCTGACATGACACGTGATCCACGCTCAAGTAAAGCAACAGTTGTTCCAACAGCTCTATTTTGTGCATCCCCTCCTACATCCATATTAGTTATGGCTGCAAATTTTTGCCCTGCATCAACAACAAATCCCATTAATTGGTATAATGTAGCTGAAGGTTCTTTAAATGGTAGAATTTGAAACTGATCTTTTATATTACCGCCTGGTGCATCTACATCTCTGAACTCTCCTGGCTGGAAGGGTTGGTCGTCATCTCTAATTCTTATACCTCTAGACTTAAATCCAGCAGGTAAGTTAGATAATGTTCCAGCATCTAACAATTGTCTTAGTGCTTGAGTAGCAGTTCTACTTAATCCACCAATCATATGCGTTAAACCAAAACCATAAAAGCCTAATCCTGGTAAAAATTTAAAATGTACAAAATATTCTTTTCTTTTTTTAGTTTCATCTGCCATATCGTAGTTACGGTAAATAGATAAAATCTCTCCTGAACCTTCATCAATAGTTACAATGTAAGGAACTTTAACTTCTTTTTCTGAATTATTATTTTCAAACTCTTCTAAGTTTAAATCTATATGCATCTCAAGAACTGAGTATGAATATTGTTTATCTGTTGAAGGTGTAACTCCTTCTAACTCTTGATACTTCTTTTCAATCTCTGTGGGTCCTGCTGCAGTAGGTTTAAGTTCTACTTCTCTATAAAACCCTCCTGCTTGTTTCTTTAAAATTTCGTTCTCTCCCATTTTGATAACATGGGTAATTCTTTCACATTCCATTAGATCACTTACATAGTATGGAACTACTAAGTCTTCTGCAGGAACAAATTTAGATACCGCTCTTTGCATCACTTCATCATAATAAACTTTTTTAAATGCAGATCCTGCTAGTGCTAAATAAAATAATAGTTGATCAAATTCTGGAGTGTACTCTTCCATCTCTTCAGTGATCATGTAATTCATAAAATCTTGCACACGTTGTGCTTGATTTACTTTTAGGTCATCTTCCGCCCCCAGAACCCTAGCTCTTACGGGTCCTGAGGATGGAAGTAATTCTTTGTAGGCTTGTGCTTGAAATTGAGTTACTGCTTCTGATAAAAGTGGATGAGTCACGGATGCCGAACCTTTAAATGGTCTCGTCATCGTTATGTGTTTGATACCCAATAGATCTAGATTACTAGTATAACTAGTCTCCCAATCTGTTCTTGAGACTCTATCTTTCTTATAATCATCTAATAGCTGATTAGACATTCTTTGAAGAACGTCATCACCCATGTCCTCTGCTAAATTTTTAAAAAATTCGTCAGACGCACTTATTGCTTCATCAACAGTAGTAGGTTCCTCTCCCTCTATCTCGATGTCTACTTCTTCGGCATCAGGAGTGATTACTTCTTCTTCAATTGCTTTTTCAATTTCAGCCATTAATAAATACCATTAACAGATAATAGTCTTTTTATTCTTTCCTGCAAGTACAGCTCCTTGGCCTTTACCAGAAACTGCCATACCACCTGAATAAAGTTTCATCATCTTACCTTTTTTGGCACCACTGTTTTTAGCATTAATAGATCTAACTTTTTTATTGAAATCATCTTGTTTAGCTTTTCTTTTTTCAGCTCTAGTCATTGTATCGCTTGAAGAACTTTTATCAGATTTATCTCTGTTTTTATAAGTGATTTTATCTTTATAAAGTTTATCACCTTTTTGAATTGAACCATCATCTTGAACATAGATTGATTTTTCATTTCCTTTAGGCTTAACTGTTTTAACATCGCCAACGCTTCTGCTAGCACCCATGTCTTTAGTTAGGTTAGAAGGTCTTGCTAAAGTTTTTTCTCTAGCTTTTGAGCTTGAACTTTTTCCGCCTCTTCCTGAGTCAACATCAGCTGCGGCTGTCTTTTTAGCACCCATTAACTTAGACGCACCAAATAGTGCAGCTCCAGTCATAGCGGCTTTCTTTAATTTATTTCTTAGTCCCATGATTTTTTCCTTTGTTAATAATATACGTATTTACGTTCTTTATAACTTTCAACCTCGTCCTCGTCAGAATAAGTAGTTACGAAAGAACCTTGCCGGTATCTTATCATAGCTTGGGTGGTACTGTCCACATAATCATCATGCTCTCCATGAGGAAAAGCTGCACATTCCTCAATAACTTCATGAGCCCAATGTTCATCTCTTGGATACCAAACTTGTTTAGATTCGAATATAGGAGAACAGGCGTTGACCCGTGAGTGTTTGTCCTGCCCTCGTCCTGGAGTGTAATCCATAACAGGGATTCCCATTCTACGAAGTTCTTGTAATAAACTTTGTCCACTAGCTTTAGCTTCAATAATAATTGTCTCTGGACTCCAATACTTATATTGATCTAACGCTACCATTTTTAATTCTGGAAAATCCCATTTACCTTTAATAGCATCAATTAACATAATAGCATCAGGTGAGCCATCGTGAGGCTTGAATATTCCCCAAGTAGTAATAGCTGAGTAATCGGCTGTCTCTTTTTTACTGAACGCAGTATCATAAGATTGTATGACATGTTTTAACGCAGGAAGATCCTCGGACCACGGTTGCCACCATTCTCTTTTTAATATTGCGCCTTCCTCTGAAGTTGGATTTTGCATGTACTGTGCAGACCAATTTCTAATTGATATAGAAGCTTTAACTTTTTCTAATTCCTCTAGGTTCCAATATTCAGGCCAAACAGGTACCGGATTTTCTTCGTCACCTAAAAGAGCTGGAAAAGAAATTTTCTCCCACTTATCTGCCTTAGGTTCATTTTCTGATTTTATTAATCGACCAGTCAAATCATCTTGAGCCCATCTTGTCATTACAAGTACGATTGAGCCTCCAGGTTGTAAACGTTGTCTGGGGCCAGACAAGTACCAATCAAAAGTTCTCTCCATCGCACTATCGGACATTGAATCTTGTTCCGTGTGGGGATCGTCAATAATAAGTAAGTCCGCCCCTCGTCCTGTGATAGAACCGCCAACACCCGCTGCAAAGTATTCCCCACCTTGATTGGTCTCCCAACGTCCTTTTGCCTTACTATCTTCTCTTAGTCTAACATCTCCAAATATTTGTTTATAGTCTGGACTGTCAATTAAGTTTCTTACTTTAGCACCGAACCTTCCTGAAAGTTCTGCATTGTGTGATACCTGCATAATTTTCATCTTAGGGTTCTTTCCTATCATCCATGCAGGAAAGTATATGGATGCAAATTCTGATTTAGTATGACGGGGAGGCATATTAACAATGAGTCTCCCTTTTTTATTTTTTGATATTTTTGTAAACTCATGAGCAATATGTTGGTGGTGCCCCCATCTATCTGGGTCCCTATCAGTTTTACAAATAAAATCTGGCCACATATTTTTTACAAAATATAAAAAGTTATCCTGACATAATTTTATATGTTTAAGCCACACTTTTTCGAGCCTCTCTCGTAGCTGATCGGTGGTTAATAATTCTGTATCGGTCATCTATATTTACTATACACTCGGGTCCCCCAAAAAGAAACCCCTGTATTCTACAGCGACCCACTACATGTATCTGGCATGCAATGTTAAGGTAAAGTAAGTAACAGTCGGAAATTGACGGTTAGAAAATCGTTAAAAAAAAACTTTTGTTTTTTGGATCTTGACTGGTACCTCTAAGGGACCCGGGCCGTTAGGCCCGGGGTTAGGGAAAATTGTTTACTTTAAGTAGCTTAAAAAAGCTTTTTTTAATCTATTTCGCTCAGCGACTGTTATTTTTTTAGTCGTGTCAGCGAAATTATTAAAGCTATATTTTCTAAATATAGCCCACGCTTCACGGGCCTCGCATGGTGTACCAATTGATGACGCCATCAGCTTGCATTTTTCATTATGGTCCATGTTAAATACGGCATGACATAATTCATGTAGTACTACATGAAGCAAGTAGTTATAACCTCGATCGATTGCTTTTTCAGTGATCCAAATGTTTAGAGATCCGCCAACACCTAAAACATTTTCATGCCCTTGTGTAGGGTTACCGATCCGAACATTTATTCGAGGCAATTTAATACCTTGGTCTTTAGCTTCGTATAAAATACTAATTACTTTACGTCTTAAAATATACGTTGCATCATTCATTTTATTATTTTTTATTTGTTTTGTTCTCATTTTATTTTCCC